CCACCTATCTTGGCTCCCATTGGACCGCCCACCATACCACCAATTATAGCACCAATTCCTGAACCTAGTAGATCTTTGAAAACACCCATGACAAATCACCCTTCATTTTTCTTGTGTAGTTTAACTGTTTTTTTATGAAACAGCAACTGTTACTGTTCCTATTGCGCCAGTTCCAGCCGATCCTGCACACGCAGAGACATTTGCTAGAGTTATTTTAACAAATCCATTCACCTCGTACAACGCTCCAGTCTCTAAACCAACGTCATTATTAGACTGAAGATTTGTAAGAGTTAGGACTGTTGCTCTTAGACCACCTGGGTTCTGCATTTGAGCTAGAAAATATTCTAAAGCTCGAATTAAATCCGTCATGTATCTTACATCTACTTGTCCCGCTGGTGTGGGAAGCCTTGGAAAAGGAGTTACGTTTGTTGCCATTACCTTCTACCATCTTGGCGCAGTTGGATCCGTGGAGTTCCTAGTCTCCACCTAACTCCTAGTGCGGTTGAGTCCACCTTAAAAGCAAAAGCTCTACCCCTTAATCGGATGTCGGCCTTAGTTGTAAACTGTTCAAAAGGCACAGTAGTTGTTGATATTGCAGAAGAAGTCACAGCATCTGTTTCAGCTTGTCCATAGGAACTACCAGGATAATCCTGCATACTTAGTGTCATACTCGCACTCGGAGTTCCTCCAGTGGATCCTTGAAAAGTAATGTCAGGAATAATCTTATTTATAAACATAAAGCGTTCCCCTTCACCAACGTCTATGGGACTAGCCTCAATGGAAGAAGTCATTGCAGAACCATCAGCATCGTATCCAACTTCATGGTTGTATAGATACCCATCTTGCGCCCCGATAGGATATTGGAAAATACCTCTGTCTATGAACGCGGTTCTATCTAACGTACCATAATACCAAACTGCCTCCGAATAGTTATAAGTAACGTAAAGATTATTCTGACCATTGCCGCCATTAGCGACAGAGTTAGTGTCAGAACAATAAAACCAGGTTACTTCTGAAAACTCTGCGTTATGAGCTGCGAACACTTTATCCTTTTGAGTATAGTCAAAATCAAAGAATACTTTTTCTTTTACCATACAAGGGAGCTGTTTCGTTCCACCTTCATATAGATAAAAAGAATCCTGCCCCATCCAGAATACAGCGTCCTCAACTGCAACGGCGGCGTTAGGTCCCATGATTGTTATGCCCGTGGACAAAGGTTGAATACCAAAAGAGAACGGTGCGCCCAAGAACTGCATGGAATGCAACGTACTATCAGTGAAGATTACGATCTCTCGTTTCGTTTCTATCGCTGTAACAAAAGTTGATCCGCTACCTATTCTTAGATCTCCCGCCGAATTAGTTGGTACCGGAGACCAGTCTGTTAAAGACTCTGAGCTAGAGAACCGTATGAGCAAAGGATCTTGGACCGCAGTTCCAATATTATTGGTGCCAAACGCTATTACATGCCTTGAGTTGTCCGAAACCATTACTTGTTTTGCAATGGTAGGAGCATTATTAGCTCCAACTACATCAACCAAGTTTACTGCTCTAGCAGCTACTCCACCACTTCTGTCCCAATAGTATATCGCTCCGTCTCTTAGATTAAGCAACAGATCTTCTCCAAAATTGTCTTGGTTCCAAAGAGCTAACTCAGTAGCAACTCCTAGGCCGAAAGACGATCCCCAAGTACTACGACCCCAGGTGCTAGATCCCCAACCAGAGCCACCAACTTGAGTATCTAACCCACAATCTATTTGATATGCGGCAACGGTGCTTCCGCCGCCATTGCCTGAGTCACTGGAGTTGCCCGTAGCTGATATATTTATAGTATAGGTGCTGGTAGTTGGAACAGTTTGTACTTCAAACTCTTGATTAAGTACCGCAGCCGTAACATTGCCTCCTAGAGAGGCGGCGTTACTAAATGTAACAAAATCTCCAGGGTTAGCTCCATGTGTGCTGTCTGTTACGGTAGCTACAGTAAAGCCATCTCCCACGGAAAAGGTTGCTGTTCCAGTAGTGGTACTCCTGATTGGAGTAATGTCATTAAAAGCATCTCCTTCCACCACATAAAATTTTATGTTGGTTCCAACGCCTAAAAACTTAGTGCTGTCTAATGCTGTCCAAGGAAACAAACTTCTAGCTGATCCCAGATAGGTGTTCAAAGTATTCTTCACCCAACCCCCTATCTTCTCAGGAAAGCCTAGTCTGAAGCGCACCTTATCGCTGTCTACCCAGCCACCCTCATTTGTATACGAAGTTACATCTCGATTGACACCAGGTTTATATCGTAGCTTTTGTAGTGGCATTGATTATCTCCGTTATGAACTAGGGTGTTTAGCTTTAATTTTTGCTACTTCCTCCTGCCAAGCCTCCAAACCGTTCTCCGTGATAAACTCAAGTTGACTTGCCATCGATCCATATGCAGCTATTCTTGCGTCCAACCAAGCTGGATTATCCGAATCTTCTCCGTGACTAAAAATTGCAGCGGGTAACACTGGTGATGTTAGACCTACTGATCCAGTTTGACCAGCCGCTATCCATGAAGGGTTTGGTACAGTAGCTTTTGGAGCATATCCTTGAACCCTTTCTTCAAAAGTTGCCTTCGTGTCATTTGTCATCACTGAAACATTAGCCCAAGAATCGTCAGCGAAAACCACGACTGCGTTGCCGTCTGTCAATTCTTTTATTGTATAATCCATCTTTATCTTTCCTTATAAGACATAGGGATATACAGGGTTTTCTGGTACTAAACTGTTCAAGTTATCGTCAGACCAATCAAAACCTTCTGAGTTCCATGAGGTATAAACTTTCGCTAAATAAATGGAATAACCTTCATCGTCCAACAGGCAATAAGCTTTGACCTTATTGCCATCGTCAACAAAAATCCATCGCCCTATTACCTTATTTTTGTCGTTCGGAGTATCAACACCCCGATCTACTAACAAAGAAATTGCATTCGTTGTCGGATGATAAAGGTACGGGTCAGAATAATCTGTTTTAATTGTAACATCCATACTTATTTTTCCTTTTTACCAGTTTCCCATCGGACAACTTGCAGATTTTAAGTGTACTTTAAGTTTCATTATGCACATACATTTCTTGCATTGTTTTATAGAACTTCTAAACCACGCACATTCTTGACATATAGCATACCGTTCTTCTGGATACAGTCTATAGTTTATTGTTACAACCTCCTCCGTTGCTTCCATTATGTATACGCTCCGTGAATTGTACCAGAGTTTGTACCAATGATTGTGTAAGCTGATACACCTGAGAAAGTTACAGCTCTACCAGCCGCTCCGCCACCAGAACCGCTAGAACCGCCAGTACCGCAGTTACCACCACCGTTTCCGCCCTGCGCGCCACTAGCTCCAGCAGCACCAAAGGTCCCTCCGTTTCCGCCAGCACCACCAGCACCAGACGGTCCAGTATTTCCTTGACCACTACCGCTACCAGAACCACCAGAAGCACCATTTGCTTGGGATTGACCGTATCCTGCGCCTACACCGCCAGCACCGCCAGAACCGCCAGTTATAGGAAAGTAGTATGAGTTTTCATCACCAGCACAACCGCCAGCACTACCGCAATTACCAGAACTACCACCAGCACATTGGTAACGCGTACCTGTACCGCCATTACCGCCATTACCGCCACCACCGCCACCACCTGAGAGGGTGGAGCCTGAAAGCATGTTAATTGTAATCCCAGTAGATTGAACCGTCATGGCTGTTCCACCAGCTCCTCCTGGTGAAGAACCACCTGTTCCTTGGATGTTACCAGAGTTGTTTAAAACTAAAGTTCCACCCATACTAGCTGGGGCAGTTAGAATACCCATAGTAGTGCCGTTATTTATTGTATATACCTTGGCGATATCTTCTGCCCAACTGCCCGCAGAGGCATTGTCGAACAGTGTTTTCAAGTTAGCACTTGATGCCGCAGAAGCAGTTACGGCTACATTGTTAGATTTACCATACCCATCCGACATTGAAATAGCACCAGAAGCATCGTCAAATAAAGTACGCACAGCCGTACCACCCATGTTAATAGTAGCTGTAGCTGTTAAATCAAGTTCTACGTTTACTTGCTGTAAAGATATTGGGTTGCCTGCGGATGGTAATGCCATGTGTTATCTCGCTTTCAATTCTTCAATCTCAGCTTTCAGTTCTTTAATTGCTTCAATCAGATAACCAGTAATATTGCCGTAGTTTACGCTCAGTGTACCCATTTCATCTTCTGCGGTGAGTACAAGTTCGGGTGCTATCTTCTGTAATTC